CCCCACAAGACATGATTGACAGCTTGTATCGAATCCTCATGCAACGCCTCGACAAGATTGAATCACTGATTCAGGAAGATTGCCAATGCCAAAAGAAGTAGCAGCTTTAGATGAGATCTTGCTACGCCTTGCAGCTAACGGTGCTTCGGCAGATGAGATTGAGCGCCAGACTGGGATACCCGCAGCTCAGGCTGTAATGCACATTAAAAAGATTTTGCAATCCCGAGACATCTGGACCGACTTTGAACGCCGTCAGCTTTTGCTTCGAGAGCTCAACGAACTCAAGGAGTCAATGCGCCAGAACGCCTTGGAGATGAAAGACCCGCAATCAGCAAGATTGCTGTTGCAGACTTTACAAACAATTGCCCAGCGGTTAGACTCAGAGCAGAAGCAATTAGATGTGGATATCATTAAGGTCACTGAGCACCAAGCAAAGGTTATGGGCCGAGCTTTTGACATTGCGCTAAATCACATGAAGTCAGAGTTGATGAAGCTTTACCCAGAGGTATCCCGTGGGGAATTGGATTCGATTGCCCAAGAAGGTTTAATTAAAGCAAAATACGATTTAGCTGCGGAGAAGTAAATGAGCCTTTCAGAAACCTGTAGCTGCGGAGCTAACTTTAGTGCCGAGCGTAATGACGAACTTAAGCTTTTGAATGCTTGGCGCACCACACACAAATGCTCCTACCCCAAACAAGGAGACTTGGCGATTGTCGACATGGCAAGAAGTGACATAGCACCAGACTTAACAGAACCTGAACTGCACATCGGATTCAGACGCTTGGAACAGGATGACGATGATTGATGATGTAATCGACAATGTGGTCAAAGGGCTACAGATTAAATCCAAGCAAGAACTTTACTATGATGACCCAGTGCTTTGGGCTGAGGAAGTTTTGGGTGCAGAGCTTTACTCTAAACAAAAAGAGATGCTTCGCTCACTTGCGACCAATAAACGTACCGCAGTCAAAAGCGCCCATTCAACTGGCAAGAGCTACACGATGGGAATCGCTGCTTGCTGGTGGGTAGCAACCCGTGGACCAAACTCACTGGTGGTTTCAACCGCACCAACCTACGCACAGGTGAACAAGATTCTTTGGGAAGAAATTCGCAAGCATTATGTTGAGCACAACTTGCCTGGCAAAATTACCCAAGGTGACGAGTGGAAGATCCCAGTTGAAGGTTTTGATGAAAAGGGAAATAAGCGAGTAATTGAAAAGCAGGTTGCCTTTGGACGCAGACCTGCCGATATGGACATGAGCGCCTTCCAAGGTCTTCACCGACCAGATGGTGTGTTGTTTTTAATTGACGAGGCTGTTGGTTGCCCTGAGATGATTTTCACCGCAGCCGAAGTTAACACCACCGCTGAGAACTGTCGCATCCTAGCCATTGCTAACCCAGATGATTACCAGAGCGCATTTGGAAAGATCTTTAAGCGTAACGACCACACTTGGACTCGGATGTCAATCTCGGCGATGGACACCCCAAACTTTACTGGTGAGGTTGTATCTAAAAAACTTTCCGAGTTGCTACCGCAACCTAACTGGGTAGAGGATATGAAAACTCAGTGGGGTGAGGAAAGCTCTCGTTTCAAGAGCAAGATTTTAGCTGAGTTCCCAGAAGAATCTGACTCGATGTTTTTCACGCAGACTGCAATTGACAAAGCTATTGACTGCGACCTACCAGAAAACATGGACATCCCTTGTGTAATGGGCGTGGACGTTGCCCGAATGGGTGATGACTACAACAGCATTTACATTAACCACAACGGCAGATTACGCCTGCACTCCACTTGGAACAAAGTGACGCTTACTGAAACCGCTGGGCGAATCCACCGAGCAGCAATTGACAACGCTGCAGTTGAAGTCCGTATTGACGGTTCTGGAATCGGTGCTGGTGTAATTGATATCTTGATGAACGACTCAAGCTATGACTCTAAGAAGTATAAAGTTATCTCAATGATTGGTTCTGGTAAATCTCCAGACACTTTGCGCTGGCTAAACGCTCGTGCGTTGTACTATGACCAGATGCGAGAGAAGATGCAACAAGGAATCTTAGATGTTGCATTTGAAGACGAGAAGCTACTAGATGAAATGCTAATGATTAAATTTAAGTTCAGCCCAAAGGGTGGAATCCAGATTGAATCCAAAGATGACATGAGATCCAGAGGAATGAAGTCCCCCGACAACTTGGATGCTGCAGTTTATGCTTGCGCAGAGATTAGTGCGATAGTTGACAATCCATACGCAGATTACGAGGATGGAACTGTGTTTAACTTAGACCCTTGGGCTTTACTTGAAATGGGCGATAGAAGGGGTATGCCGCTATAAAGTCGTGGTAGAATTACTTTATGGAAGATAATCTAGACATTTCTGCTCTAAATGAGCAATTTAAGCGCCTTGAAACAGAAAATTTCGAACTTTCTGAAAGTTTATCGAATCTTTCTATGATGATTGATAACCAAGGCTGGACCCCAATCTATGAAGCCCAGAAGGGTGGAATACTACTTGAGGACCTAAAGCGAGCCTCAATGCAACTTCGTGAGCTAGCAATCGGTAACCCGCTGATAAAACGTGGTGCTAAATTGCGCTCTTCTTATGTGTGGAGCCGTGGCGTAAACTTCCCAAGAATGACCTCTAGGGTCCGAAACAAGATGCTCACAAACCAGAACGAGCGCTTTATCTTCTCTCAAGAAGCTTACGAAGAACTTGAGATGGCAGCTTACACAGACGGTAACATATTCTTACTTGGTCGTGATTCAGACAGTCAGTTCATGCGTGTCCCACTTGAGGAAATTTCAGGCGTTATGACAGATCCAGACAACAAGGAAGTTATCTGGGCTTTCCGCAGAACTTGGAAGCGTAAGAACGGAATCAACGAGGTTGAAGTTATTCGTTGGTACTACACCGACAGCTACCCATCTAACCGCCGTAGGGCAACTAACGTTCAGAACTCTGCTGGCGTAAACGAGAGTGCAGACACTTCCTACACAATGTTTTACCACTCCTTCAACCGCCAGATTGGTTGGACCTTTGGAATTCCTGACGCTCTATCCGTAATTGCTTGGGCAAGACTTTACCGTGAGTTCCTAGAGAACGGTGCGATTATGACTAAGGCTTTGGCTCAGTTTGCCTACAAGCTTTCATCTAAGGGTCGTAGCGGTATCACAAATGCTGCTGCAAAAATTGCCGTTCCAGACGGTCAGGCTAACCGAGTTGGTGCCACCGCTGCTATGGGCGCTGATGTAGACCTAATCCCAATGCCTAAGGCTGGCGCTGGTTATGACTTCGAAAGCGGTAAGTCGCTTGCTTCAATGATTGCCTCTGGCTTGGAAGTTTCGGTTGTAGCGCTTCTTGCAGACCCAGGTTCCTCTGGTTCTTACGGAACCGCACAGACTCTAGATACTCCAACCCAAAAGGCTATGGAAGTTCGCCAAAGAGCTTGGGCCTCTTTGATGAAGCGTGTCCTGCGTTACATGGGAGCACCAAGCGATGTTGAGATTACTTGGCCTTCAATTGAGACCGAACCTACTCACAGAATGGTTCAGGCGCTTGCTATGGCTTGGGAGTCTGGTATCTTGCAGGCTGATGAGTACCGCACAGCCATCCTCGACATTCTTGACATTGTGCCGGTTCAGACAGCTCCGCCTCGTGGAGTTATGTTGCCAAACAACACCGAGTATGCTGCAACCACAAGTAACGATGCACCAGTTGATGGAATTACTCCATCGCAAGGTGACTCTGGTGCTGTTGGTGCACTTGCAGACGGCGATAATGAATTGCGAGACAACAACTCCTAAAGTTTTAAATTACCTATGTGCTAGAATTGCTTTTAGGTAATTATCTATTTGGAGTAATATGGCAATCGAGCTAAAAGAAAACTTAGCACTGTCTTCGGCAGGAGTTTCTGGCAAGCGCTGGAAAGTCAAAGTTATTGAATCTGGCTGGGGCTCCTCTGGTTACTACGGCGCAAGCATGCTAGCTGAATACGGTCCTCGTGTCTTTAAAGCTGGCACAAAAGTTTTTATGAACCACCCATCTGCATCTGAGACCTCTGACCGTCCAGAAAGAGATGTTCACCAACTAGCTGGAAAGCTTGTTAGTGACGCTGTTTTTCAAGAGAACGGTCTTTACGCAGACATTCAGTTTTACTCACACTACGCCCCGATCATCTCGGAGATGGCGGAAGATGTTGGGTTATCAATCCACGCTCTAGGCAACGCTGTAGAAGGCGAAGCTGAGGGTAGGCAGGGACCAATCATTGAATCGCTTGTTGAGGACCCCCTCACAAGTGTTGATGTGGTCACAGTAGCCGGAGCTGGCGGCAAATTCGTCGCTCTATTAGAAAGCTACAAACGATTAGGTGAAGCTGCAGAACTTGTAGTGGAAACCGATACGGAAGGAAATGGAATGTCCATAAGCAAGGAAGAATTTGAGGCAGCAATTGCTGACCTTAAAGAAACCTTCGTTGAGGCACTCAGCCCACTGCGGGAATCGGTTTCGGTTCTTGTAGAGGCAGCTACCCCTGCCGAGACAGAAGCAACTGAAGAAGTAGTAGAAGAAGAAGTTGCTGATGCCCTCGACCCAGTAGAGGTTGCAGAGAAGTTCAACGAATCAGGACTGCCAAAGATTGCGCTTTCACGCGTAGCCGAGGCATTAAAGTCCGAAACCAACGCAAAGTCAGTTGACGAACTTATCGCAGAAGAGAAGGCTTACGCCGATGCACTTCTTGCTGATGTAGTTGTAGCAACTGAGGAAGTTGTTGGAACCGTTCAAGAAGCAAAAAGCGCATCTCTAGCAGATGAGTTTGCTTCAATCACCAGCCGCATCGTCGGCGCAAGAAAGTAAGGAAAAGTAAATGGCTCTTAACGAGATTTACAAAGAAGCCAATGAGCTTGTTTTCCCTGTACACACATCAGTTGACTCTGGTGATGTTGTAAAGGTTGGAGACATCGTTGGTGTAGCACAGAACGATGCCGTGACTGGTGAGGATGGCAACACTTACGCCACTCTAAAGCTAAACGGTGCGTTTGAAGTACCATTCAAGTCTGGAGACACATTCGACGTAGGCCAGAAGGCTTACGGAGTTGCTAACTCGACAAGTGGTATTATCCCTGAAGCCCAGGAGTCCTCATCTAGCGCAAAGCTAATCGGACACGTTACCAAGGTCTTGACTGCAACTGTTGTTGTTCGTCTAGCTCAGAACTAAGGATAGGTAAAATGACTGAAAACATTACCCCACGTCAGGTTGAGGCGGCGAAACTTCTTGAAGGTGCGCTACGCGGAGACCGCAATGACAGAATCAAGCTACAAGAGGGTATCGCGACTAGCGACCTACCTATTCAGCTTGCTCCAACCATCAACAAGATTCTATTTGAGAACTACCAAGCGCTTCCAAAGGTTTGGGACCAGTTCGCAACTCGCATCCTTGTAGATGACTTCCGCAAGCAGCAGTACCTAAACCTTCGCTACGAAGATGAGGGCATGGACAACCAGGGCGACAAGTTCCGTGACGGCTCACTTCCTACCGTTGGCGAGTACGACGAGTACCCAACTGCAGGGTTCTTCTCAGTAACTGAGACTGACTTCGCAGTAAAGAAGGCTGGACAGAGAATCCGTTTCTCATGGGAAGCTGTTGTCAACGACAACAACATCTCTGTTCTAGAGCGTCTACCTATCGAGCTAGCTCAAAAAGCTGCTGGAAAAGAAGACGAAGAAGTTACCAAGCAACTTGTTGCTTCTGGCGGTCTAAACACCACCAACTTCAAGTCAGCTAACAACAACCTTCTAGCTTCCAACTTGGCGCTAACTCTAGAGAACCTAGAGAAGGCTATCGAGGCAGCTAACCTACAGCAGTACAACGGCAAGCTAATCCAGCCAGTTACTCAGTTCGCATTGGTAATCCCACGTGCACTTGAGATGACTGCTCGCAGGATTCTTGCAGTTACAAGCGTTGAGACCACAACCACTTCTGGTTCAGTCGCAACAAAGAGAATCACCGGAAACCCAATCGGTTCACAGATTACAATCGTTGTGAACGACTGGTTGACCAAGATCAACTCTGGTGCAGGTGCCTACTGGTTCCTAATCCCAACTCCATCAGCTACCCTAAACCCAAGCGTTGTTCTTGGATTCCTTCGTGGATACGAGACTCCTGAGCTTCGTGTTAAGGCTGCAGCTGGCACCTACGCAGGTGGCGGAGCGGTTCCAGAGAACTACGGTTCCTTCGAGAACGATGACTGGCAGATGAGAATCCGCCACACCGCAACTGGTGGATTCTTCGTTCCAGCTGGTACTATCGCTTCAACTGGTGCAGGTAGCTAATAAGCTCCCAATAGCATAAAGATTACCCCCTCTTCGGAGGGGGTTTTCTTTTTCTAAAAATAGGGTATAATTATTAGATAACTTAATAGGGGCATAATTACAAAAAGACCAGAACTAAGGAAACGAAAGGTGGTCCAATGAAAAAGCTTACAATAATTCTCGCGCTAGCGTTAATGCTAGTTTTAATTGCACCTGCTGCAAATTCATCTGAAATAAAAAAATCCTTCGAGCAAAAAGAAACTTACAATTCTATAATTCAATTAATAATAGATTTAAGAAAAGCCGAAGAAGATAAAATCAAAACCCAAAAAATCAATAATGACATTAGGGTCAGGGCTGAAAAAATAAATAACAGAATTGAAGAACTAAATACGTATGTAGGTAAAACTTGGTATGTATTTTCTGGTTCTAGTCCTAAGGGCTGGGATTGCTCTGGTTTAGTTAAGTGGTTTTACTCTGACCTTGGCTATGACCTTTACCACAGCGCTACTACTCAAAAGTATGCTGGGGAATTAGTGACTGAACCAATGGTGGGTGACATAGTTTCATTTTCTTACGCAGGTTCAGACAAGTCTTATCACAATGGAATATACATTGGTGATGGAAATATGATTCACTCTCCTAGACCTGGAAAGAAAACCCAGATAAGGGCAATAGAGGAGATTAAACTTAATAGCACAGTCACCTACACTAGGATTATCCCCTATGTGCTAGACTATTAGAGCAGCGTCTCTCTCCTTCGCTGTTTGTTGTGTGTGAAGACCCGTCCTGTCGAGAAATCCGGGACGGGTTTTCTTTTACCTGATAGAATAGAAAAATGATTATATTCCCAGACTCCAACCTCCCACCCGAATCGGAGGAGTGGGGCGATAAGGTCGAGCGAGAAATTAAAAAGCTCGATAAAAGACCTATTGGCGGTGGCGGTGGTGGCTCCGAAGGTGGGGATGGTGCCATAGGTCCAGCAGGACCACAAGGACCTCAAGGAATTGAAGGACCTGCTGGCGCAAAAGGAGATACAGGAGACCAAGGACCTCAAGGAGACCCAGGGCCACAAGGTGAGCAAGGAGTCCAAGGCGAGCAGGGTATCCAAGGTGAGCAGGGCATCCAAGGGGAAACGGGCTTACAGGGTGAGCAAGGTATCCAAGGAGAGCAAGGCTTAAAGGGAGATACTGGTGACCAAGGCATCCAGGGCATTCAAGGAATCCAAGGAGAGCAGGGTCTACAAGGAGATGCCGGACTAAAGGGCGATACTGGGGATCAAGGCATACAAGGTGAACAAGGTCTAAAAGGTGACACAGGAGATACGGGCGCAACAGGCGCAACT